ACTGCCGATAGGTAATGTACAAGGGAATTGTGTAGGCAGAACTGTTACCGCTATACGTCGAATCTCTTGTAAACCTTCTTTGGCTGTAGCGTTTAATTCTGCAGTGATAGGCATATCAAAAGTCGATAACATGAACACTGTCAAGTTTTTGACAATACCCATTAACGCACCGTCAGCAACAGTCATTGGGTCAGTAGGTTTTGTTATATTAGTAAATCCAAGACCATTATAAGGAGTTAGGGCCATCATACGATTTAGATACCTACGTGCTGTTTGAAAATCTACAGCTTCTATAGGTTGTTCAGCAGCTTGGACTAGCATCTCCTGTAATGAGTCGTTGATAACTTCTTCTGCAGTTTCCATTACTTACCTCTAATTAATACTTAATGATGCACACTCATAGAATATGCATTTTAAATACTACTTAGGTTTTGACTCAGATAAATCCAGCTCTTTAAGGTACGGGAGCATATCAGGATTAACGCTTAAGCTTTTGCCGTTTTTCTTGTAGACAGTAGTCATCTTAACTTTTCCGACTTTTTTTTCATTAGACATAACACTCACCTTTTAATTATGTGTTGCCGTAACCTTGGCCAGCTAAGAACGGGTTAAGACTAGAGAAAGCAGGTAGTAAATCTAGACGTAAAACCTGTTTATTTTCGCGCAATGAAGAGCCGCGAGTCATACGGATTTGTAAGCCATCTTTAGTTTTCATAAATGTATCTTGAGCACTTAATCGTGGGATTGGTACTGAACCAATTGAGTAAGCGTTTTTATGATAAAACATGTTAGGTTGGAATAGTGTCAGTTCTGGATGCAAAAATGTCACAATATCACCGTCCGCTAATGCAGTATCAATAGTGTCGTATTGCTCTGTTGACTCTTTAATAGCGGGTCCAGCAACAATTACAGTAACTGAACCAACAGCAATAACAGCATCAGCCGTAACAACAGCCCGCCACTTAACACCAACACCACCATTAAGGATTTGTTGGCGAGTAGACTGGTTCAAATAGAATTTACCTGTCACCTCGATAATTTCACCAGCCTTGACCGTGCCATCAGTGTCCAATCCGTCAATAGTGATAGATTGAGTCATGGTATCTTTAGCTGTGACATAAGCTGGATCTGGTGTTCCAACAATGGCACCAACACGGTCTGTACTGTCTCCCGATGTAAATGTAGCCAATGAATCACTAGTCATTACTCGCAAGCCAGCAAAACTACTATTAATAACAGCGTCTTTAAATGCTGGATTAACTAACCCGTCAGCCGTGCCAATTGAACGTTGAATTTCTGCTAATGCTACCTGGTTAAAAGGATTGACTAGATATGTGATGTCACCAGCCGGAAAGCTTAGCGACTTAGCTAAAGCGCCAGCTTGTGCAATATCACCCCAAGCATCAGCCTCTTCACCTGGAGTACCAACAGACAAGTTACAGTTAGCAAGGGCAAATTGACCAAAAGAAGTTTCGAGAGTTGCTACAATCTCATCAACCATCGGCTCTACAACTAATTCATCTAACTGATTAAGCTCAATAGCTTCTTCCAAGTTAGTCCAATCTGTCTCAACAGTGATGTAATCTTGAACAACGCCCTTTGCTTTACCAGCAATAATGCTGTTAGGCACTGAACTTGCTGCAACTAGATCGCCATCTGATGTTCGAATTGACTTGAATCGACCGGGGCGTTTAATAAATACCGTATCGCCAGTGTTAGAGTTAATAGCTCCATCTAAAAACTGAGTATTAACAGTCTTTGAAATGGTGCGACTTGATTCAAAGCGGTCTAAGATTTTCTTAGACAGCGTTGCTTGTATATTACTACTTAGATTGTTAGCCATGAGTGGCTCCTTTATTTATTGCCATTTAGCACCTATATCTATTGTAGATCCGCCAATATATTTGTATTTACCAGCTTCAGAATCCACACCATTCCCCGTTAAATTAGTTGCCGGGGCAGGAGTGCTACTTGTTTTCGGTCTTAATGCACTTGCTTTAGCTTTGATATCATTTAAGAAGTTACCGGCTGCTGGACTAAATCCCATCTGCGCTAGTTGATAACCGTCTTGCGGATTAGCCGCTAAGTGTTTAGTTATCAATGGTCCATCTGAATCACTTAGAATATGCATTACTAAATCATCCGATAAACCATACCCAGCTACAGCATCACCTGCTGCCTTTAATTCTTCTTGTTTAATACCTAGTTCAACAGCCTTAGATGTATAACTATTTACAGACTCATTAAACTGTTTAGCTTTTGCTTGCGCTGCTTGTTGTTGATTAAGTTGCTGTTGCTGCAAATAAGCATTATTACTAGCGGTATAGTTTGTTTGAGCAATGATTGCATCGTCTCGGCGTTTGTTTGCCGCATTGAATTCTTCATCTGTATCAAAATCAAATCTATCAGGCAGATTAGGAATATCTCCAACTGCTGCCGCTTGTCGCTCGCGTTCGGCTTGTTCAAACTTGGCGTTAACTTCGCGTTGTGCTGCTAAGTCTCTTTCAAGTTGTTTCTTCTCACCGTACTGCTTATTAAACGCTGCATTTGCTTTTTCTTGTGCAACTGCTACTTCATCAACTTGTTGTTCTGATTCACCCTCAACAGGGGTTGTAGTATCCGAAGCTACGGCAGAATCATTTGTTTCGATTACCTCGCTAACTACTTCGTTAGTCGACTCATCGTTTTGCGGAGTATCTTCACTCATGTTAAAGACCTTGTAGGCATAGGCTTGAATAGCCGGAGCAGTTATTAAAGGCTAACTGTAAACCGTGTTGACATTATACTATTGTGCGCCTATGCTTAGTATTCGGTATAATCGTATTAAGTAGGGCATAATAGTTGAATATATACACAAGAATGATACATAATAAGGGTTGGTCGGTTGTTGATGCCCTGAAGCGCTGGAGTATTTCTAGAGATAGTTACGATAGATGGCGTAAGAATGATGTTTATAGTGATAGGCTTTTAGATTTAATAAACGGTTTAGAGAAGAAGGAGTGTGAGTGATGAGTAAGTTTAAAAACCAAGTTGATTTCTTTGAAAAGTGTGGCGACAACTATATAAGCCCTAAGTTATATGGAGAATGTATTTACTCTGTAACCGTTGAGGAAATGTATGAGTATTTCAGAGCTAGGTTTTGCGATGAGTTCGATATCACAGACTCGCCTCATAATACATTTATTGAGACAAGGTAATAAACAATGATAAATAAATACAAGCGTAAACAAATAAACAAAAACGCACAATTGCACGATAAAGAATTCGTTGTGTATGATGATGTTGAACAGTTACTAACGGATATACTTAACGCTGCTGTTAAGGCTGGCGCTGATGCGGATAAGTTAAAGGAGTTGGTTGATGAGTGACTTAACTAATAACATGAACATACTGGATGATGAAGATGTTAAATCTATAAGTGTAAAGATAGTTAAATCTTTAGAGGTCTTAATGGAGAAGTATATGAGAGAAAATACAGAGGCCGATGATGAATAAAACAGATAAACTATTAAGAGCTTTTATAGAGGCTAGTGAGTTTGAGGTTGAAAGGACTGTTGATATAACTTACGGTCAAATAATAAAGGCTGGACTTTGGGGTTGTAGTGCGGCAACAAATAAAGAGTTTGATTTCTTCCCTGCAACAAGTGACATGCCAGATGCTGAGTACAGAGAGGTTATTCGCACTACTAATTACAAATTAACTAAAAAGGATGGAAGAGGCTTACTTCAAGCATTAGAGAGGTGTATTGAAATAATAGATTCAGACCGTAGTTATGTTGAACCTGAAATATTAGCAGCGTTTAAAAAGGCAGGAGGTAGTTATGGCGCAAACTAAAGACTTTAAAGAAAAACTAGCTAATATTATAGGTGAACATAATAGAAGTTTAAAACCAAGAATTAAGTTTTATAGTAATGGTTTATGCTACTTGAGAACCGAAGGAAATAGTGCTGATTGGTTTTTAGGTCTAATTTACAAATACATTAATAAAATAAATAGAGGTAATTATGCCATTATTCCCAATGCAAGATAAAGCAGTACAAGACACGATGAGGTGGTTTATTCCTTTTCTTATTATTTCAGCGATTGGCATTCCGTTGCTATACTGGTACTTAAATTAAGACCTATCTAGATAGGGCTTTACCTTTACTGCTCTATATCAGGAGTACGAACCTCTTCTTGTGACTCCTGAATAACCTGAGCTTGTTTAATGCCTGCCTCTACTATTCCAGGGCCCACAAAAGTTTGCATAGCTTCTGCTATTATTTTAAATGATTCAGCATTAGTTTTAATCTCTGCCGCCATAGCTTCTTGTCGTTGCATGAATAACTTTATCTGCTCCATTTGAGTGTTCAAATCAATCTTCTGCTGGTCTTGGTCAATCTTCTGTTGTCCTTGGTCAATCTTAGCCGCTTCAACATTAAACTTAGCATTGCCCTCGCGTTCAAACTGTTGCTGTTGCAGTTGAACTTTAGCCATTTCAATTTGTAACTCTTGAGATTTCAACTGCTGACTACCTTGTATTTCAACTTGCTTGTTATTAGCTTGCTGCAACTCGGCTTGACCTTTGGTTTCCTCTGCTCTAGCTAGAACCATGTTGGGATCTTCTTGAGGTGGCTGGCTGGCTGCTTGCTCAGCTAATGCTTGTTGCTCTTGCGCTTCTTCTGGCGTGTATTCACTAGGGTCAACAGTACCATTTTGTATTCCTAATTTACGCGCTCTATCTGCGACAACTTGCATTCCTGAACCTACTTGATTCTTGTACAACACATCTCTTGATATTTCTATCATGGTAGGGTCGATAGCAAGCATATTAATTAGTCTTTCAGATTCTTTCTCTTGCTGGTTTTGGAATGCAGCACCCATTGAGCAACTGACATCATAAACGCCTTTAGTTAAGTCATTAATACTTACATTTGTTTGAGTTTGCTCATCAAATACGGTTGTATTTAAATCAACAATCTTATCTGTTCCATCTTCGCCAAGTATGCGTTGCTGTCTTGTAGCATCATATACTCTCGGTATAGCATCAACACAAATACGGTAAGCATGGCATATAGCTATCTCCATAGACTTAAACCATTTAACATTACCGTTATTTGATTGACCGATTAAAGTATCGAGTGCAGTACCAGACTGCAATCCTGGGTTTTGCCCCATGCTTGGATCGTCCATATTACCAGTAACACGCAATAGAGATTGAAAGTTAGCCATAGCGGTTTGCATTGCTGGATTACCGGCACTTCTATTCATTTTAAAAGGCAATCCTTTAGCTTCATCATCAGGAGTAAAGAACCTAACAGCCTTTCTGTCGATATTCATTTTTGAATAATCTTCACCTTGCCCTTGTTTTTTAGTCATCCATACAGCATCAGTAGGAGACATAGCAACATCCTCTGTATCTCCACTTACAGCAAAGTTAATGCCTCGTTGAGCATCCATTAGCTTCAATGTTTTACCAAAGTAAAT